AAACCAAAAGAGAAATCTAAACGCACAAGGAAAAAATAATGGCTGCTTGTGGAATGAATATCGGATCATCTTCAAACAAATAGTTGCTACGGACAATATTGTAAAATACTGACTAACAAAAAATTTAACAAATAAAAACAATGAACGATGACAAATTAGACAAGCTATATCAAAAATACTGGTTGATTCATAACCAAATGGTAGAAGAAGGATATCTACCATTTGAAATAGCCGGTATTCTAATAGCACAGGGTCTTACGTTCTATAAAACATTAATGACTGATGACGAATATCGGCACATGGTCGAAACTATCTATAATAGAAAAGATTCCGTTAAAAAAATAAACACAGGATTTTTACAATGAAGGCAACTGTGTCTAAGACCCAGGAAATAATGGACATTCTACAAGAAGAATGCGGCGAATTGATTGTTGCCTTAAGTAAAGTTCGAAGATTTGGTCTTGATAATACGTACAAAGATAGTGTAACTCAGCGAGAACAGTTGACTCAAGAAGCCGGAGATGTTATATTAATGATATATCTTCTTGTTGAACAAGGTGTGTTTACCACAGAAGACTTGCAAAAAGCAAAAAAACTTAAAGAAGACAAATTAAAAAAATGGTCTAACATTTATGAACAAGGTTAAAATTGCAGAAATATTTTACAGCATACAAGGCGAAGGACTGTATGCAGGAACGCCTAGCGTGTTCCTGCGCTCTTTTGGTTGTAACTTTCAATGTAGAGGGTTTGGTTTACCTTTAGGTCAACGCAGCACAGATCCCGAGGATATTGCTAAAGATATCTCTAAGTTTAAAATCTACGAAGAACTGCCGTTGGCTAGAACCGGCTGCGACAGTTATGCGTCGTGGCATCCTGCCTATAAAAATCTTAGCCATTTTATGACGCTTGATGATATTAAAATTAAGATGGAAGATCTTATTCCTAATCGCACATGGCGGCAAGGAAACAACGACATCCATCTTGTTATCACAGGCGGCGAACCTTTATTAGGCTGGCAACGTGCGTGGCCAAAACTCATTGAAGAGTGTGCAGGCAACGGGTTAGTCAATGTTACTTTTGAAACTAACGGCACTCAAGATCTAGATCCTAAATTTGCAGAATGGCTTAAACATCAAAGTGATGTTGAAGTCACATTTAGTATCAGTCCTAAACTCAGTTGCAGCGGTGAAGCATGGTCAGAAGCTATACAACCAATTGTTGTAGCCAGTTACAACGAATTAGGCACTGCCTATTTAAAATTTGTTGTCAGCAATCAGCATGATGTTGATGAAGTAAATCGCGCAGTTGAGCAATATCAAAAAGAAGGTTTTGCTGGCAATGTTTACCTAATGCCCGTTGGCGGTGTAGACAGTCTATATCATTTCAATACAAAGCAAGTTGCCCAACTTTCTATGGATAAAGGTTATAAATATTCTCCTAGATTACAAGTTGACATCTGGAACAACGCATGGGGTACATAATGAAAGAGATTACAATTACCCGGAGTCAGTTTGAAAAGGTCAAAGAAATTTTTGATACGAACAATGATGTTGATCATATTGTCTGGCGTGAAGAATCTACAAATGGAATTGGACCCAATGTCACTATAGAATTAGGTTCAAAATCATCTGTAAAAATAGATAACACAGATTTGGAGAGTTGGTAAATGATAGAATTTTTTAAAAAACTGTTGGGCAAGCTGCCTGCAGATACTCTAACAGAAACGGCCAAGGAACAAGCATCAAGAAAAGGTGAGCCGTGGATTAGAGTAATTGATACCAAGGTCAATGTTGAGAATCCAAGAAATGGTTTTTTTGAATTAGACTGGAACGATCATTTTATTGCATTGTTAAAATCTAACGGTTTCAAAGGAGACAACGATGAAGAAATCGTTGATAAATGGTTCAAAGAATTATGTAAGAACATCCTCTCAGAAGAAGGTCTAGATGAAACTAGAGATTCAGGATACATTAATGTTGTAAATATTAATGATGCAAAAAAATGAATCAAGTTCAAGCCTATGATTTTTCTTCTTTACTGTCACTGCAAGAAAATCTAGACATAAAGACTATCACGCAACAAATAATTGCAGAAGGTAGATACTTTAAGAACAGTCCAAAATATCAAACACAAGAAAATCTTTTTGCAAGGCCAGAGCCAGTTTGGTTAAAGATGCGCCAAAGTTTTATATTTGGTTGCTTTCTTTACCTAGGTAAAGAAGTACGCATTAAAAATATTATGAGCTGGGTATTCATGACCTCTGCCAAAGATGCTGAAGATCGCAATAAACTATGGCATCATCATCATATCAACGACAACGACGGCACTACTGCTACTTTAAGCGGTGTTTGGTATGTGAGTATTCCTAGCAATGTCAGCGATCCAAAACTAGCGGGCACTGAGTTCTGTCCTAACTGGCCAGATCACGACCTTAACTTTTTCCAGGAACCAAAAAATTTGACTTGGTTCATTTATTCAAGTAAACTATGGCATAGACCCGGTATAACTGACTCAGATGATTACCGTTTTGTGTTTGCCGCAGATATGGAATATTTTGTATGATTATACAGCGATTAAAAAAACAATCTCCCTTATAGAGCCCTTAGGTTTGAAATTTTATTAAAACAGAGTGAAACAATTACAAAATGACAACGTACATACTGGTTGATACTGCCAATACATTCTTTCGAGCACGTCATGTAATTAAAGGCGACGCCGATACTAAAATTGGCATGGCCATGCATATTATGTTTAACAGTATTAAAAAAGCCTGGCAAGACTTTAATGGCAGTCATGTGGTGTTCTGTTTAGAAGGCAGATCATGGCGCAAAGATTACTATGAGCCATATAAGCGTAATAGGCAAGAAACCCGTGCGGCCATGACTGCTAAAGAGCAAGAAGAAGACAAACTGTTCTGGGAAACTTTTGATAAGTTCAAAGAATTTATCAGTACCAAAACAAACTGCACAGTTTTACAAAATCCTAAATTAGAAGCAGACGATCTAATAGCAGGTTTTATCCAATCCCACAAAGATGCCGATCACGTAATTATCAGTACAGACAGTGATTTTCATCAACTTATTGCTAGTAATGTAAAACAGTACAACGGTGTAATGGATACTGTCACTACTATCGAAGGCATTTTTGACAAGAAAGGCCAATTGGTTTTAGATAGTAAAACTAAGGAACCAAAGTCGATTCCTAATCCAGAATGGTTACTATTTGAAAAATGTATTAGAGGTGATACTTCAGACAATGTCTTTTCGGCCTATCCAGGTGTTCGTAAAACAAAATTACAAGAAGCATTTGATGACCGTAGTAACAAAGGATTCGCGTGGAATAATCTTATGCTACAGCGTTGGTTAGATCATAACGGCCAAGAACATAGAGTAATCGATGACTATCAACGAAATGTTACGTTAATTGATTTGACAGCGCAACCTGACGATGTAAAAAAACTTATACAAGATACCATTATAACTAACACTAACGAATCAAAAAATATAGATCAAGTAGGTATTAGACTGTTGAAATTTTGCAATCTTTTTGCCCTGCAAAAGATTGCAGACAGTATTCAACTATATGCAGAACCATTTCAAGCGAGGTACAAATGAAGGTCACAGCAAAACCTATTGTAGAAGGTAAGTTTTGGATTATAGAACAAGACGGCGAACGTGTTGCCACACTACATAAAAAAGAAAACAATAAATTTATTGTGTCCAGTAAAGATGGCGAAGCCTGTTTTAACAAAAAGGATGATCTTGTAAAAGCATTTGGCAAAGATTTTTTCCAACAATATGTTAAAACCGTCGTGTCAGACATCGTTGACAAAGAAGTACATGGCTATCCCGCGGCCTGCAAACCATTTAATGCCATGTATGACGTTCAAAAACGTTTGCCTCTTTATACTAAAAGTTTTCAAAGTAAAAGTCTGTACTGTGCCGGACACTATGCTATTCAATTTAACAAGGGTTGGGTCAGAAGTTTTTGTCCGAAACTTATTACTATTGAACGTTATCCGTACAAGGGACCTTTTAAAACAGAAATTGAACTTAAACAGGTATTAAGTAATGTCAAACCAGATTAACACCTATCCTTT